AACGAAACTGAGAACGTCCAGAAGTTGGCAGCACAACGCTCCACAACAGGTATACGACCAAGCGGAAGCCCTAGTAAAAGTCTCGGTACTCTAAAACCTGGCGACATATCTAAAATGTCCCACGCTGAGTACGAGAAGAACAAAGACGAAATTAACCGTCAAATACTAGCACAACTTGGATAACCGTTATATAATCAAGTTATTCTCAAAAGAATACAAATAACTAAAAACAAAAGGACTTAACCCAAATGGCAAATATTACGCCTACAACTGCTGCTAAACTTATAGCAGAGAAGTGGACCAAGGAAATCGAGCAGCCGTTCTTTAACGCTCTTTATTTCAAAGACCTCGTTACTAAGCGTGACGACCTAGCTTCAGGCGGAAGCAAACTGAACATTCCTTTCATGTCACAGTACGAAGCTCGTGATAAGGTAGCTGGCACAGCCGTTACTTACGATGCGAACACTGAAACTGAAATCGAACTCACTATCAACAAACACAAGTACCTTGCCTTCACTATCGAAGACATCACGAAGGTTCAGAGCAACTACGCTCTACAAGAACTCTATCGTGGTGCTCAACGAGAAGCTATCGCACGAGCTATGGATACTGACCTTGGAAGCCTACACGCTTCTGCTGGTACGAACATTGCTGGTGGTGCTACTGTTGATGATGCTGACATCCTAGCCGTTGTACAAGCCCTCGACCTTGCGAACGTCCCTCAGTCGGACCGAGCTGGTATCGTTGGTTCAAAGGTTATGGGTGACCTACGTGCTGTCAACAAGTATGTCGCTTACGACCAAACAGGTAAGACTGGCTTGGCTGTATCTGGACGTGCTATGGTTCCTCACGTGTACGGTATGGACATTCACATGTCTAACAACGTAGTCGCTGACACTGTTACGCACAACCTCTTCTTCCACAAATCTGCTATTGGTCTAGCTATACAGCTTAAACCAACCTACAAGATGGAAGATAGCGTTGACGTTATCGGTGTTAAGAGTGTTCTCCACACAATCTACGGACTTGGTGTTGAACGATCTGCCGCACTTGTTGACCTCGAACGAACTGTCTAATAGTTAGATAGTTTACAGCAACTAATTGACGCAGGGGGTAGACTTAAATCGCCCCCTATGTCAAAACCAAAAGGAGATACCATATGAGCTCAGGACAAGACCTAGCTAAGAAGTTCAGTGAGTTTGCTGGACGAAAAGACCAGTACGATGTACGTGAAGTAGAAGGTGTCGATGGCACTAAGCAAACACAGCTTATTGACAAAGATACTGGTTCAATTAGCTTCGCATGGGACGGAGATCTACCAGAAGACCTAGACACAATCATAGGTTCAGTCGGTGGTGACCCTGCCGTTATGCCAAAGGAAGCAGTCGAAGACAACAAGCGTTTCGAAACTTCTCGTGGTGTACTTGCCACTCCTACACAGCCTGAAGCACTAGAAGGTGCTCGTGATGTAGAAGAGATTGACAACAGTAAAGCTTTCAAAAGTGAAAACCAAGAAAGCAAAGTTACTGACGACATGCGCTCAGCTCCTGAACGCCGTAAGAAATAAGCGTTCAACCCATTACGCAGGAGGCGGTACGAAAGTGCCGCTTTTTGTTATAATAGGAAGATAAACGAAAGGGACTACATGTACCGACCAGTTAGAGATTTACTCCTTATTACTATTGAGAAGGACGAGGATACACAGACGGATAGCGGTATCTTTATACCGAGAGATAAATGGAACACTAATAAGCCTATCGCTACCGTAGAAGCTATCGGACCGCACGTAGACGGCTTTACGGTAGGTGACAGGGTACTTATAAATCCTTACGCTGTTTTAGATATAGCAGGTGAGAAAGTTAAGCTCATCAAGCAAAAGGATATTATCGCTCATGTCGGATAAACCTATTCTCGACCCTCTTACGAAAAAAGTACTGACAAAGCCTGTGAGTTATCTTAGACGTAAACCACCAGTTAGAGAACTTATTGACCAAGGTAAAGGCTTTCTTACCGACCAGTCTGCCAATCATCATATTGCATTAGAGTGGAAACTTAATGACTTGGCACAGCAGGATAAGGTGTTCAAACTCTCTATAGACGACAAAGAGGTGTATATCGACTTAGAAGAGTTGACATACTATACCAGAATGATGTGAACATTTTTGTAGTATAATAAGAACATGTTACATAAATCAGTTCGAGAGCGTTATGGAAAAACAAAAACTAGTGCTTATACCACTTGGCAGGGTATGATACAACGATGTCATAACCCCAATCATGCCTCATACTATAAGTATGGTGCTAGAGGTATTACTGTTTGTTCTAAGTGGAAACAAAGTTTTTCAGAGTTCTTTTTAGATATGGGAGAACCACCAATAGGTAAAAGTTTAGACCGTATAGATAATAATGGAAATTATGAACCTGTGAATTGTCGATGGGCTACACCTCATGAGCAGTCTTTAAATACAAGAATGAATAAAAGAAATACATCAGGTGTAACTGGTGTCTCTTGGAGCAAGATAGCAAAAAAATGGCAAGTTACTTACTGTAAAAAACATTATGGCTTTTTTGAAGATATAGAAAAACCCATTGAAAAGCGAAAACTTGTTGAGGCAAGCAATTTATAAAATAATGTTTGAGTGATATACTAGAGCCAAATCCTTATACGATTAAATAAAAAAGGAAAAAACAAAATGGTTCAAGGAAGTAATGTTAATCTTAACACAGGCGGAACGGTGGTTAACTGGGCTCCCTCAACTTCGTCTACAATCCCAATGGGAACAAACACTGGCACGCAATCTACATATCGCCCACAAAGTACCTATAATCCTCAAACGACATATAACCCACAACAAGGTGCTCCATCTCCACAAACGACTGCAACTGGTATTTATAACACTCCCTACTCAGGCAGTGGATATATTCCTGTTAATGATGGCTCTGGCTACGTTCAAGGTGCTTCAACATATTCGCAACAGCAAGCCGCACAGCAAGCCGCACAACGGGAAGCCGCTCGACAAGCCGCCGCAGAAGCCGCTCGCTTACAACAACTCCGAGACAACTTCGGTGTAAAGCAAGGCGGTCTTTTAACTGGTACAGAAAGTGATATTCGTGGTGCACGTACTACGTTTAACAACCAAGGTCAGGACCTTGTAACAGGTCTTCGGACTGGACAGAATGACATTAACAGTGGACGCGTAAACAACGCTCTTAATCTTCGTAGAGGAATGGCGGCTATCGCTTCTGGCCTTCGTCAGGGTATTCGTTCTGGCGGTGTCTCACTAGCTAATATGAACGCTATGGACAGTTCTGCTTCTGAAGCTATGGCTCGTGCTTTTGCTCGTCAGGGGAACCAACAAGCGGCTAGTGCAAACAACCAATCTCAACTTGCTGAGAATGAGCTGAGAACGAAGCAAGAGAACCTTGATTTACAGCGCAATCAAGGGCTTGGACGGCTTAATGCTTGGAGAGATAATGTTGTTCGTGATATTGGTGATAAGCTCCGTCAAGGACTTGCTGAACTTGATGCAGACGCACGTGGTCAAGGACTTGGTGGCTTTATAGATATGGGCGCTAAAGACAGACTTGTAGCACAGGCAAGTGCCGAACTAAGTGCTGTTGACCAAACTACACAGGCTGAACTGGCCAAGGTCCGAGGACTTGATATGGGACAAGTTAACCAACAGGCTTCCGAGATGGATGTGGCTGGTGCTTCTGTTAATAATCCGTTTACTATTGAAGGCACTAATACGCAATGGGGCCAAGTTCCTTCTGGTGCGCCACTCGGTACGTTACCGACTGCTCCAAGATTTAGGGACGAACAACAGATGGCCTTTAATCCATTCCTACGAGACGAAGAAGTAAGAGTTTAACAAGGGGGCTCAAATGTTTCAGGCTCCACAACGTAAAAGGAACTGGTGGGAGACTGCCCTAAACCTAGCTGGTAAAGCCGTAGACGGTATTGTTCCTGGTGACCAATCTAATCTTCATACCCCTGCTCCGCGACCAACAACGTATTCACAACCGATTAACCTGGGTCCTTCTCGACCAAGCCCTACACCTCTATATAACACACCAATTCAAAAGTCTCGGCCTAGCGTAGTAGGATCTTTCTCGTCTACTCCAAGTGTTCAGCCTGCTCCTACACCTTTGTATAATCCGAATGGTATGCCTCTCTTTTC